CGCGGTGCCATAGCTCGATAGTGTAGCGTGGTGGTACGTATCCATCCATCAGGCAACTCCCGTGTAGCCGTTGTACCACTCGATGATAGCTGTGCCAGTATCGGTGCTATTTGACGTGTTGAAAATCAGCTCATTTAGCCCTGGCACCAAACGCCAGTATTGGCTGCTGGTGAGGTTGTTATCGATACCCACGCCATTCAGGGTCACCTCTCGGTTGTATGTATCAAATACGATTGTGTCGCTGTCTGTTGTGCTGATATTCAGCGCCAGAACCTCGCCAGTTGTCTGATTGGATATGGTCGGATTGGTCACCTTGCCGGTAATTGTGATTGTCGGCCAAACATACGTGTTGCCATCATTTATTGCGTGATTAAGTCCCCCGCCAGCTACCCAGTGCAAGCCGTCACGCTCCCAAAGTAAACCTGTCGGGCTCCACAACAGTCCGCCATCACGCGGTCGCTCAAGTGTAACCCTCTGTGCGGCACCGTCAGTGTAGTCGTACATTCGCGGGTCGCCAGCAACCAGTTCGATGTCGTAGTCGGCAATGAGTGGCCACTCAATTTTCGGATCAAGAGGCTGCGTCAGTTTGGCGACGGTTTGGTAGACGCGTCCAGTTGGCGTGAATAACTGCACTCGCAGCTTGTCGCGGATTTTAATGGTTCTAGCAATTTTTGCCATCTCGGCGTGCATCTCGGTAAGTCTTCCGTCATGTTCTACTACCACGAAAAAGCTCAATGGTATTTGTCGCACACCATAAAACTGCTCATCTACACTACCGCCGTCAGCACCAGAAAATACATACTGGCTGTTGCGTACGTCAGGGTCGCCAAATCCTTTCAATGGCGGTGTTAGGTGCGATAGTCCTTGTTTGCTGCCTGCCAGAAACACACTTTCATTAGTGCGCATGTTGGTGATCTGTACGTCATATGTTCTCATATCTAGCCCCTCCTCATCTGCTGCACCAGGCTGCGGTTATATTGGTCAACGTCGATGCCGTTTGTCAGGTTGACGGTTTGGTTGATTTGCGGCGTATTGCCGCCAGATGATGCACCAGTACCTCTCTCGTCCATAGAGTTCTTCAGGAACTGGCTCAGCTTACTCAGTGGAATGACGGCCTCTGGTTCGCTACCCTCACCAATCATGGCTAGGGTTGCTTTTGTGGCGATACCACCCTCTGCGAGCTGCGGAATATTTAGGTTCGGTATTTTTGGAATATGAACACCAGGAATAGCGTTGATAATGCCTGTCGCCCAGTTAATCGAGTTGATAAATCCGTTAATCATTCCAGAAACAAAGCCTAGCACGCCATTGATAGCTCCCTTGAATGCTCCGCCGATAGCATTACCAATAGATACGCCGACGCTACCGAAGATGCCCACGATTCCATTCCAGATGCCACGAAACCATCCCGCCAGTCCGCCAAATATACTAACGATAGCATTCCAAGCTCCTCTGAATACTCCACCAAACCAACCAGCTACGACGCTAAACACGCCGACTATACCGCCCCATATACTGCCGAACCATCCGACAGCCGCTCCCCATACGCCCGCAATAAGATTCCAGGCACCAGTAAATATTTCGCCGAAGAACTGCACCACTGGGGTGAACGTCGCTACGATGAAATCCCAGACGGCTTGGAACACGGCAAATATTTGATCCTTAAACGTAAAGAACAGCCCGATGATCAGCGCCACTGGCGCGAATATCACTGCCAATATCGTCAAGCCCCACTGCTGCAAGAAAGCTACAACGTTATTAAATACGGTTGTGATACCTATCCAAATACTACTAAAAAAGCCGACTACACCACTAACAAACCCGCTAACAACCTGCCCGATAGCCGCGAACACTCCACCAAACCAGGCGGCCGCCGCACCCCATACTGCCGTGATAGCATTCCATGCTTGACCGAAGATATTGAACTTTACCTGGAGAAACACTAATGCAGCAACGACTGCGGCTATAGCGGTAGCCATGAGTCCAAAAGGAGTTATAGACGTCGCGGCAGCAAATGCTCTCATTGCATTGCCGCCGTTTTTGAGCGCCTTTACTGCCTGTCCAACACCCATTCCAACATTCACAACTTTTGCTGCAAACTGACCAATTTTTGCGGTGGCAAACGCCGCCCCCAATGCTGCAATAGCAGGGACAGCATTATCCATAATAAAGTTGGCAAAACCGACAATCGTTTGCTTGTTTTCTTTCAAAAAAGCAGTAAGCTTTGTGACACCTTCACTAAACCTGGCAAATAGTCCATTTTGGTCAACTATTAGCCCCTTCTCAGAATCCACTCGTACGCCAATAATCTCTAGACCTAGCGACCGAATTGACCCCTGCAAGCTGATCATTCTGTTCTGGAATGTGTTTGAGAATTTGCTGATATCTAGGCTCTGTGCGTATTCTGCCATGGCCGCCGTAAACTCTTGGGCGCTCACCTTGCCCCCATTGATTCTTCCGGCAGCCTCCTCCATCGAAATGCCGAACTTTTTAGCCAAGATGGTGGTTAGCGGGATATTGTTGTTGATCAGCTGCAAGGCGTCTTGTCCAAATAGTGCGCCGCGACTGGTCACCTGGCCGAATACCAGTGCTAAATTTTGCAAATTTGCACCAGAGACAATAGACAATCTGCCGAGAGTGTCCATATCAGGTATGACTTGTTGTGCTGTACGCCCATACCCTAGCAAGGTAGACGCTGCCTTTGATGCATCTGGAAAGGCGATCGGCTTACCGAGCACCTGGTTGTAAAGCTGCCCGAACACCCTATTCGCAGCTTCGGTCGACCCAGTGAGTGACGCCATCTGCGCTTGTGTTGTTTGCAAGCCACTGGCGAGGTCGATAAACTGTTTTGCACCAAATGTACCGCCACCGATAACACCGGCAGCGACGATACCAAATTTTTTTATCGTATTAGCAACACCGCCAAAGCCCTGATTTAGTCCATCAAAAAACTTGCCATATTTTGATTGAGTCGAGTTAAGATTTCTCTCGCTCTCGTACATCTTTTTCTGAATATTGCTAATAGCGGTGAGTGCACCGCTCGAGTCAACACGATATGTGATTACGATCTCACCTTGTTGCACAACGGCGCTCCTTAAAATGTGATATTATTGGGATATAAAATTTCTTAGCGAAAGGACTTACATGGCAAAAGAATATAAAGCTCATTGGAGTAGGTATTTTTATATAGCGATCACCACATGGTGGTGGCTGGGGATACTCACTCTCGGCTGGTGGATAGTTTACAGCATATTGATAACTCGGAATCTCAGGATCTCTGTAGGCGAAGACTCCGTAACTGTCACAAGCGGGGCTTTTGCAAAAAGCGTTAAGACAATCAGTCTGAAGAATGTGAATAGTATTGAGTACAATAGGTTTGCGAAGACTGTCAAAATTGCTCTTATTGGATCGCAAACTGGATATGAGCTGGAGAGCAACATTAGCTTCAGCCGTATTGAGCATATGGACGAACTTGTTGATGATCTTCGTGCTGCTATTAAGCGTGCTCATTCTGCCAAATAACCCTACCATTTTGCCTGCTTCTCCAATAAACTGATTAGTTTGTTGGCTTTTTTGCCGCCAAGCGCAGCGGTTATTATTGCAATTTGCTGTAGCGCCTCTTGTGCCTTAAATGCTTGGGCCGCTCTCACGAGCAATTGCGCATCGCCATACGGCATGTCTACCGCTTCATCAAAAGGTATCTGATAGTAATAGGCCAGAGCAGCAGCAGCGACCTTAGAGCTCTTCAAAATATCCTTGGTCTGTTTTTCAATCAGCAAGGCTAATTTCTCTGGATCGTACTGCTGCTCGTGAGCTTCCATTACTGTAATACCTCAACCCCCTCAGCGCGAAGTGTTGCATAGTCTTCTGTCGCAAGCCTGAACAGCTCAGTCATGAACGCCTCCAGGTTGTCATCTCCGATCAACTCTACAAGCTTATCCACTTCTGGTGCACCATCAACTGGTTCCAGGCTAGATAGCAGATCGCCGCTCAGAGAACTGGAAACAACCGCCTGTAGTTGCGTACTACTAACGCCTTTCATGTTTCGCCTAGCATCATATTGAACTGCAACCATTTTTGTGCGACTTAGCCGCGGAACGACGTACCTCAAGGTGCTCACGTTGCCGTTGTCGCTCATTTCAAGCGCCATAACGACACGCGGCGCATTAGTCTGGCTTTGAGTTTTGTTAAACTTAAACGCCATATCATTCTCCATTCCATAGTTGTAAAAACTACATTACTTTTTGTTAAATTACCTATTGACACGTTGTTTTTAGCACCGTGCCACCCCTGTTACGCAAATGTCAGGTCGCCCTTGACCAACTTGCCGGTCACACTGATTTCAAATTCAGTCAAGCCATCTTCCTGGCTGATATCGCTCAGGGTTGCCATTGCATCAAGCATGAACAACGTATGACCTGCTTGAGCTGCTAATTTTGGTACCAGCTTGAATATGCCAGGCACCTGTGTCGAGCTGCCTTTTTGCAAACCAACCTGTACAGCGCCCTTTGTGCCAACAGTGATACCAGTCGTACCATCGATAGTCTCACCGTTGTCATAGACGTAGCCAGGCACGATGTTTTTGAGGTTGTCCTGTCCAATGTCAGTCACCTTAAACTTGATAGTCGATTTGAACGATTTGATAAGTTTGAGGTTTGTGCCATCGATAAAATCACGAGTCACCTCGTCCTTGTCGTTGTCAAAGTCCAGGTCGTTCACACCCAGGACTTGCTTGAAATTCTTGCCAGTCTTGTCCCCGAAGTATAGGTCGTGGTTCAAGCCGGCGTAATCGATTGCTGCCATTTTAATTGCTCCTTTGCCTTAATCTTTCAAAACTAATGTTACAGATTGGGCACTCCATACCCCCATCCGTAGTTCAGAGGCTTCATAGGCACTGTCTTGCATCGGAAATACACTCACACGAATAAATCTCGCATCAGTGTATGGCAACTGCATCAATGCCGTTCTCAGCTTGCTGTCGAGCTCGTACAGCTCGGACGCATCAGCTTTTACTACAGTGATTGTCAGCTCCGTAGTTAGCTTGGTATTGCCCAAACTGCCGCCGCTATATTCACCGCCGCTAGCCGCAACTGCTACCATGTCGTCCTGGCTCTTGCTTGCTGGCAACCGCCCGACAAACACATTTTTGCCAAGCTCCCCGCCAATAGCAGTAGCCACAACTTTTGCAATCTCCAATGTTACATTCATCTAAAAAACCTCTTGTAATCTTTCATGGTGCTTCTCACACCTTCGTCAACGAAACCTTTGCCAGTGCCGGCTGTGGTGTACTTACGCACCACATGGGTGCCATTCGCACGCCTGCCGCGGTTCTGGTACTGTGAGTAGACTGGCTTCCATGTCAATCTGATGGCATCTCTGCCAATTCTCCGTACCTCGACATTGCGGGACTTGAGCGATCCCCTACGTCTGAACGGTGCGGTGAGGTTGGCTACTGTCAAGGTGTGATTCGCCATAGCATTCAGCCCTGTCGCTGCCTGATTTTGGAAGAATCGTTTGACGGCTACCGTATTGTCGATGACCGGCATAATTACACCTCCCTGTCGAGCCTTGCTAGCTCGATCTCGACGTGCTGTACTGTACCGCTGGTGATAACTGCTCTACCAACCGCCACATTAGCAACACGGTACACCCTCTTAGCGCCAAACAGCGTCACCTCGGCAAAATACCCCTCGATCGAGTAGCCAATTGATGAAAGCCAGCTATCTCGGCCGTCCAGATATGCTCTAGCATCACCTGTCATGGCATCGTAGCTACCGCCACGAGTCAAGCCACTTGTCTGCTCGACAACACACTTCACGCTGTGCCGCTCGCCTCCCGTCTGGCGGTATACACCGTCTACGGGTGCGACCAAGGTGATGTTATCGCGGAATATCATAGCGATGAACTCCACGCTGGCTCAGTGGCGTATCAGTGTAGCCAGACACCACGCAACTGCTGATTGGCTTTACGAACTTTGCCAGTAGATCAACGTTCGCCTCAGCAAACTGATCAATAACTTGCTTGGCGTTGTCATATGTCACTGAATGACTCAGCACTGTTTCAGATTTTACGTTGTTGTAAAAACTACCTTGATTAGCTATTGACAGCGTGTCAAATAGCCTTGCAATGAGGATTCTCAGACCGTATGGCAACGGCTCGCCATATCCCCATGCCGCCTTGACGATGCACCGTCCAGTACTCAGCGGATCAACCATCTCAATGATGTTGAACCAGCTGGTGTTCAGTTCGTCAAACTGACTTACACACTTGACTGCCAGCGGCTTGCCACTCTCAGTGGTTACCTCTGGTAATAAGCTGGTGAACGGATCGACAATTAGGAAGCGTGAGCCGCAAGTTGTCTCATATCGACGTGGCGTGTTTGCCCCGCCCTGCATTTTGACACCTAGCAACGCCTCCAGCGTCTCCGTCACCTGCTGCAATAACTGCTCAAAGTACTTATTTTCGGTATCAGAAAGGGGGCGTAAAAGTACGCCCTCGATATCTTCTTTAGTTACCAATGTTGCCATCTCTACGCCCCTCTCTGTTAGTCTACGTGCTTAATAGCCACTGCTGCCGCAATACCGCTCAAGCCACCACCTGCGAAGACTTCCTGCAAGTACTGCTGCTTGTTGTTCTCCAGCTTAAAGTTGCTGAACGCCTCGATTGAGTTGTCGCCAACAACCTTGTACTTATTCAATACGACCAGATATGCATCGTTGTCGGCGTCGTTGGTGTCATTGAACCACTGCGGCGTAAACTTGCCGGCAAGCTCCAAGTCTTCTAGGATGTTGACACCCGGCGTGTACAACATATGGCCATCGCTGCCGCGCTCGTCTTTCAGGGTAGTGACATAACCACGCTTTGCGATGATATATACGTCGCCCTCAGCCTCAATCAGGTCGCGCGCATTCAAGATAGAAGTACGGCGGCTTTCTTTAGATTTCGGTGTGTAGGTTTTGGCGAACACGTTACCAGCTTTGGCGTCGTCTTTGACAGAGATAAACTCTTTAATCTTGTCATCGCTGGATGCTTCGCGACCATCACCGATGATAGCTGCGCGCTCCATGCTTGCAACGATACGCTTCGGCAGCTCTGTCAAGACATACTTCAAGATTGAGCCGGTGCTTCGGTTCTTGCGCAACGTTTCCTTGTCAAGGTCGATACGCGAGTAGATGTACTGACCGTTAATAACGCGGTTATCCAGAACAATATTAGCCTCTTTCTTGGTTTCGCCGGCTTTGTGACCATACGCGCCATCGGTGTTGGTGTCCCAGGCGGTATTGTAGGCGTCAAGCCCAGTCCTGTCGAACAGGTTCCAGATTTGACCACCGGCCTTAAACGCACTCTCAATCGCCTCAACAACTGGTGTCGGCAAGACCTTTTCAGGGTTTGTTACGCCCATGGTCGTTTTCAAATGGCTTTCCCACGCCGAACGAATGTCGCTCGTCTCTGCGCCTGCGTTCTTGATAAGCACATTAGCAAAATCAGTTAGCGCCTTTGGTGTGTCCAGATAATTCGTAGCAACAGTCGTTGCAACAGCTGCTGGATCAGCTGGTTCTTTAACTTGCATTTTTGCAATATCTTTCGGATCCATTTCCGTATCCTCCTCAGGATTGTTATCAGTTGGTTCTTCCGGCTCTGATTGCTCAGCTTCGTCAGTAGGCTCTGCCTCTGGCGCGGCTTCCGGTGCCGCTGGTTCGTCAGTCTTCGTCTCAGGTTCAGTTGCGTCTTCGGTCGGCTCCGCCGCCTTAGCTGCTTCAGCCTCTGCTTTCGCCTTGATTTGTTCAACCAGGCTCTGCATTGGCTTGGCGTCCGCCTGCTTGACTGCCGACATGCTAAATGCAAGGTTCATACCAAATGCATTTTGCACGCCCTCGTCTTGCTTTTGCTTCTCTGGCGCCTCAGACACCTCATCGGCAAAACCAAGCTCGACAGCCTTATCAGCAAGCATCCACGTTTCCGCTTCCAGCAGCTCAGCAATCTTTTCATCACTCAGCCCTGTTCGCTTGGCGTAGATAGGCGTGATGCCCTCCTCGATTTTCATCAGCACATCCTTGGCTTTCTCCATGTCATCCACCGTGCCAGCCGCATAAACGGACGGGCGGTGAATCATGATCATTGAGCCTGGCGACATGATAATCTTGTCGCCTGCCATCGCAATTACTGATGCAATCGACGCCGCTAAACCATCAACTCTGACAGTGACATTTCCGTTATGATTCACAAGTGCGTTATAAATCGCCAAACCTGCGAACACGTCGCCGCCGGGGCTATTAATGACAACTGTCAAATCGCCCGCGTGCTGCTTGAGTTCTTCGCGAAAGAGGTCGGGTGTGACTTCGTCGCCCCACCAGGTATCGCTCGCGATAGGCCCGTCAAGTATAAGCTCTTGATTATTCGATGAAACGGAATTGCTCCACTTCCAGAACTTCATGCTTTTTTCCTTGTTAAAGTTAATGCTTCGACTCCTGCTTGCCCGTCCAATTTGAGCGTTTTGCTCTCGTCTTATTTCTAAGACTACAGATTACGATTTATCGAACTCATAACGCACCTGGTCGTCTGTCGAGGTAGCGTTGACGATCTTGATGTTGTTGACATGCTTGCACTTCGCATTACTACAACGCACTTGTGCGATCATCTGCGTGACACCCTTGATGTTTAGGTAGCGGCCGCACTCCTCACACCGCAAATCCAGATCAGCCATATCGTCATCGATGATTCGCCGCTCAGCATTGAGATACGCCTTGACGACGCGGTACTTTGGGTGGCAATGTCCATTCGGGTGGACATCGTAGCCGTCGTTCTGTGCGAAATTATTGATAAATATGCCACCGTCCCTGCCAATGATTGCCTCATTCAGATTCAGGATTGGCTCATCGACTGCTACCCATTTATCGATTAGCGTTGCACAAAACTCACATGGTTTGCCAGTTTCACTCTCCATGGCTTTCTCGATCAGCGTTCCTGTTTGGTTTTGCACCTGCTTCATCGCCTCAACACTCGACAATGCATCAGCTCGTGATATCTCGGTGCGAGCCATTCTCTGCACTCGCCATTCGTCAGTCTTCATAATGCCACGTAGCTTCTCCTCTAGCTCAGATTGTGCCCAGCCGTGTGATGCTGCATGATCAAGCGCACGGCGGATTGAGGCGGCCGTATCATCAGCATATGAGCGTGCCACGTTTAGCAGATAAGCTCGGTAGGCTTCCTGCGTCGATGCCGCCACCACAAAGCCAGTTAATCCAGCAGTAGACACGCCGTTGTCTATCAATAGTTGCTTGCCGTCCTCAAAGTAAATCGCACCTTGAACTATCATCAACGCCACGATGATCAACAGCAATGCCTCGGCAAATTCGTTTTGCTCGTCGTCCTCTTCAGTGCTGTTCTCGGCCGTCTGGCGCGATTCAGCAATGGCTCGGTCAACCTGTTTCTGCATAAACTCAGTCGTTGCGTCATAAATCAGCTGCTCAAAGTCATCGAGTGTCTGTGGCTGCTTGTCGGCTGATGCTTTTGGGCTGGTGCCGTTCGCTTCTCCCCAGGACCCAACATCGTCTACCTTGCGGCGATCAGGTGCGTCTGCCACTTCATCGCCCTCATCAACATCTGGCTTATCGTTCTCAATCTCTGGTGGATTGTAGCCGCCCTTACGCAACAGCTTAAAGTTGTTCGGCAGTTTCAACGCATCAATGATACTCTCGGTGCTATAGCCTGCCGCCTCCAGTTTCAACATAGTGTTAACCCGAATATCATCAGCCTCAGCCTGCACTTTGACCTCGTCAACAACCTGAGGAATAGCGAATTCGTAAGTGATGGCCATACCCATGCCGCCAGTGATTCGATTCAATTCCTGCGTCAACTGTGTGTAGTTGCGTAGCAGCAATGGATCAACGACGTTCTCAGCGAACACCTGCTTTGCCACCTGCGCGTTAGCGTATGTCGCAGTATCGTCAATGCCCTTCATGATGGCCGAAACGCCAAATGACGTATCGATCCGCCTATCAACCTGCTTAAATAAGTTCTCGAAGTCAATATCTTTATTAGGCTGTGAAAATGGCACCCACTCAATGGCCGCACTGCCCGACGGAACGCCAGTCTTTATGTTGACTGGACGGTGTGTATACGTGACATTGTTATTGCTGCCTGCTCCGCGATGAGCATCCTGCAACATTGCCACGCTCTCTTGAAACGCCTGCCGTGTTGGTGCAGTAATAATGAATTGCCCAGCTGGCACTGCCCCGTTCTCGAAAAAGCCAGCCTGAAAGTCGGCAATGTAGTCGTCGAGCGTCGCCCAGCGGCGTGAGGCCTCAGATGGCGAATATCCAGCGTACAGGTCGTTTGGGTCAACTCCACCAGGCAATACCAGCACCTCGTCTTCAGTAAACGTCTGTGTGCCAACCGTATATGTTGTCTTGCCACCAACTCGTGCAACTCGCGGAAACTCCAGAAACGTAAAGCCAGCAATATTCCTGCCGCCCTGCCCCATGAAATCACCGCCAGGTTTTGCTACTCCGCCATAGTTGCTCCAAACCAAAATGTATGTCTTCCGCAAGGACAATGTCGACACGGCTATCTTTTCAGCAAACGCCACGGAACTGTCTGATTTATTCGGGTGATATAGCGCGTCAATAACACAATGATCAATCTGCTCTCCATTGCCATTAATGGCAAACGGCCGCACTGTCATGTATTTATTAGCGATTGTGCGGATATTAGGATAAGCTGTCGCATAACTGCTGGCTCGATAATGATCAAACATTGATAATCTCTGAAAAGAAGGGTCAACGCCGCTAACTCGTCTCTCACCTCTTAATCCCATGGCTGTCTTAATAATTCCCATCTACTTGTTGCTCCTATATAAATAAACCGACCAAAATATCAGCTGTACGCCGACAAATACCACTGTGGCGACCTTGCCGCCATAATATAGCCAAATACAAAATGGCACGCCTACGAACATCAGCAGCCCTATCCACGCCTCAATGACAGTATCCCTGTCTGGCTTTTGAAACTTTAATTTGCGCAAAAAGTCTTTCAATTTCATATAGTCCTCTAACTGTAAATATACGGATTACATAATCCCAGCCCACTCCATCACTACCTCATGCTTTAGTTGTAGCCAAAGTCCCATCAATACAGAGTCGAATATGTCAGGAGATTTGCCGAGCCGCTTTTTGATCGATTCCTTGGACTCCAGTACGAACACCTTGTCTTTATACTCGTGGTGGTGCATCTGTGCCTCTTTAATAAACTCATTGAGGAATGGAAAACTATCGAGGATTTTTACCTTGCCGCTGTCAAGACCCATTGCTAGCATGTACGCCACCTGTGATCGTAAATTGTTGAACGCCATCAGCTCCTGTGAACGCTCGGCGTCCTCTCGACTCTTCGGCTCGTCATCGAATGTTAGGAATGGGTCAGGCGAAAAGCCAGACTTAAACACCGCAAACTCAGCACCGCGGTCTTTGCCGCCATCGATAACGCCAACGCCAACACCCACCCCGTCAACTGCAATATTCTCGTAACCGATAGCGAAGTTATCTGAATGCTCAATCAGTAGCTCTGCCTGCTTCCCCGTCTCCATCTGTTCGTTTGATTCTTTGGTAATGATACCGTCAATCAGTGTCAGGTTCTCCCAATCCACCGCAACGCTACGATCAACTCCATCGCGTGCTACGTCATAGCCGGTTGTCTTGCGGCCTGGTTCATAACTTTTGACAATCGCCTTGGCAAAGATGCTCGAGCGGAATATCGTCTTGCTCTCGTCCTGGTACTCCCAGTTATTTTTCAGGTACCGTTCGACCCACCATATTGGGTTTGTCATCATTGCATCGATGTCTGATTGCATCTGCCAAGAATCAGACAAATCAAACTCGACCACACGAATATTTGGCGGTAGCGGCTCATATTTACCATTCCCGCCATACTTCCAACGCATATACACCTCTTTGATGTGTTCAACGTCATTCGGGTTGAGAGTGATGATAGCGATGCTCGGCTGCCCGTTGGTGTTACGGCGGCCTTTACGGGATCTAGCTGTGGTAAACATCGTCAGAGACAATTCATCAGCCTCGTCAATATGACTAGCACTGGCGTTGATACCTTTAATCTTCTGGCCGCTCCTGTCTTTCGTCTCGTCCGCCTCCACAAAACCAATCTTTGAGCCGTTAGGGAACTTAATTTCATAATCTTGGCCGTTGTATGTGTAGTCCTCGCCCTCTTTGAAGTTTTTGCGGTCGAGCATTGTCAGATACGACGGGATAACCGACCGCTTCGCCGTACTAATATTTTTACGAAACACTGTCCAATACGTCTTCTCGAACGTGTCGCAAACATCTATGCCGATACTCGCCGCAATGTCTGTCTTGCCAGTACCTACCGCACCAATCAAATAAATAGTATCAACCTCGGGGCAATCGTTAATAATATCGACAACACTCTGCTGCTTTGGCTTCAATTCTAGCGACATGAACTACTCGCCTTTCGTTTTACGCGGCTTGATGGTCGAGACGATCTTTGGCGGCTGTTTCTCGCGAACGCTGACGTCCAGGTCGACATGATCAACTGGCTTGCCAAACGCTCGGTCTAGCATATCCTTGATCGCCTTGTTGTCAGGCTTCTGCGTAGCGATGAAATAATACTCGTCGTCCACGCCGTCCAGCTCGCCATCGAGAAATGCCGCAATAGTCTCAGGGTCGGTGACTTGCTCTGCCGGTAACCGATTGCCCTTGCGGTCAGTCCTGATCACAAACAACAACTGCACGCCAGTAGCCAGCCGAAACTGTGCTTCGTATAGCTTGTCAGCATTCCTAGTGATTCGGTCTAAAATCCGCTGCTTCTCTTTCATCCGATCTAGCACTTTTTGAGTTTTTTTGCCCTTGACGCCACCGCTGCCTTTTCCACCATGAGTTGATGGTGACGTACGCTTACAGCCAGCCACGTGGATATCGTAGTTGTCTTGTCTCTTATACTTTCGGCCGCACTTAGGACATGATTTGAAGTCATCTTTCATGATTATAATTCTAGAGATTGACGCGTAGTTCTTTTGGTATTGACTGTTCGGAAACGGCCGAGATGTGCACGCCGTAACTATTTGCGATGAGCTGTGCCTGCATGAAAGTCAAATCTTTCGTGTTCCTCAACTTGCGCAGCATATTTTGGTATGGTTTCTTGTTTCGGTCTTGCCAAGACTGCAAGAGGATATAGTGTGACAATGGTTTGCATTCTCGCTCATCACCAATAATAATTGCCTGTTTCGAAATATAATAAATGGCGACCTGCCCGATCTCCTGACGGCGTCGCCTTGTCTTGTCTTGTTTGTCGATTTTTAGCCATTTGACCATGTTTGTTATCCCTCCTCTACCTCTGAAATATACAGATTAGGCGCTGGCAATCGCGGACTCCCAACCGCTCAATCTCACCAGCGCCTAGCTATAAAATGCTTTGACTGTTTTATCAAGCAGTCAAGCGTTCCACTTCAGTCATAAACCTCTCAATCGTTCGATTGTTCTTGTGCTTTCGGTGGAATGACGATCAGCTTGTCAAACGGCAGGATGAATGCTTGACATCCCAACAACTGCTTCACTTCAACCACCACTTCGACACCTTTCGTCGCAATCACCTCGCCGCATAGAGCTTCTGTCGGTTCATCACCGTTCTTGAACGCAACCTTGTCGCCAACTTTAGCCTCTGATGTTTCAGACTGCGCGTATTTCTCGTCATTACTCTGAGCTTCCACGCCGTCAGCGATTACCTTTGTGTCGACAGGTATACGGTCAAAAGATACACTTGCCTCAAGAAACTGCACGAAACTTCCGTCAAGAGACTCCAAAGTCTCTTGGACGCTAATATCAATACCCGCAGATCGTATCAGGCTGTCAATGTTATCAACTATATATTTTCTAAGATATGGTCTTAGTGGAGCTATATACGACTCAGGATTGATATGCTCCATACCCTCTTCGGCTTTAGACATTTTAGTCTCCTATTTAGTTATTGATTTGATAAACTCAATCGCCGCATCACAACGGTGTATGTTTCATTCGGCACGCGAAAATGTGGATAACCTTTCAGTCGCAGCCACTGCACAAATGCTTCTTGCTCTTGATCCTCGGTTGGATTGTCTATGTTTGCGAGATTAGGCATTACCGCTTTCTCCATCAATCACCTTGAAACATTCGCTCGGCTCTCTCAGAAAATACTCGGTGTTTTGTCCATCCTTAAGCTCAATTAGCACCTTGGTTACTTTTCGGATTTTAGGTATCGTAAAAAGCCAGAAGAGGTATATATTGTATTGCTTCTCGAATATCCCACCGGCAACAACAGTGCCAATCCCATATCTGTCAGGATTGCTCTTTCTTTTGTCTTGATAGCTAAAATACACTTTATCGCCGACGGCAAGCCCGTCGTAAGACTGCCGGAACACCGACTCCATAGGTTTGATTTTGGTCATTATTTTCTCCTCTTTTTAGATTCATTAAGCCACTCTTGATACTCGATTTCGTCTTCGATTGCTGGCACGATTAGGGCTGTTAGTATTACGATTGCGAAAATTACCGCGATTATTATAAGCATGTCTCGTTTACTCCTTTCACAAAAAACAGCCACCGTGTCATTCCAGACTTATCACCGAAAGCTGGTTTTTGAGGTAATATTTTTAGTAATTCTGTGGTTTTAATATCACGTTCGCTCCACTTCATAGCGACGACGCAGCCAGGTTTGACGACACGTAGACATTCGCTCAGCCCTTTACTCAGAGTTTCACGCCAAGTATCTTTTTCGAGCTTGCCATACTTTTTAGCCAGCCAGCTATTCTTGCCGCAGTTGATGAGGTGAGGCGGATCGAAAACGACGAAACTAAAACACTCATCAGGGAACTTCATATCGGTAAAGTCCAGAACAAAGTCTGGGTTGATTTCTAGTGTCCTAATCTTATCTCTGTCTTTCATCTCGACGGTTTCACGTCGGCGGTCAATATATAAAATGTTTGGGTGGTCTTTGTCGAAGTAAAACATACGACCACCACAGCAAGCGTCAAGTATGGATGTTGGGGTAGTTTTCATTTCTCCTCCACCTCCTTAATCCGCACAAGGCGGCATTTTGTAATATATGCCCCCATGATGCTTGTCCTGTCGCCAGTCTCTAATACTCTAAGCGCCGGTAGTCCCACGCCACACATCTCTACAATCTGGCAGACGATGTTATTTTTTTTGCCAGTCTCCGCATCTGGATAGATAACCAAAACATAATCGTGCATCCGCAACTTGTCATCGTCGCCTATTTTCCAATCGTCGTAGGTAAAATGGCTTAAAACTAGGTCGCAGCATGCTGCGTGGTTGTAGTTGTAATCGCTGTGGTCTAGCGGCTCTTTAACGTAGTCGTCCCATAGCGGCTGGCCGCAGTTGTGGCACTCTGGACGGCCAGCGCAATAGCACAGGTCGTGTCCGTCGTTGCATGATAATACACGAGGGTCGCCTCGCCGTTTTATGTCAGTCATCGTCCAGCTCCTCTAACCTCTTTTTATTTACGTAGTCAATAAGGCTCTCGTAATCTATGTCCATAGTCACCTTAATGCGCGGCACCAGTAGTATGGTCCCGTCAATTCCGTTCCTCGCAATGGAATCAAACTCAAAATTAGCAAAAGCCAAGCATGAATCAATATTATCTTTGATGTAATCTATGACCCGTCCTCGATCAGCCTGCAACATAGTGTCCCTTTCTTTCGTCTAATTTCAACCGCATAACTGGCGGCTATATAAGCAGCTAGGAAAAACTCACACGGGACTTAGCCAACATCTGCCCGTTACCAGCTAGTGCTACTAGAAAACACTTACTGCGATGAGCAACTAGCGGTTGCTAGCTCACTGCTTATATAGCCAATTAGCAACACCATTCGTAAAGCACTAATATGGTTAATTTTTTCTTGATGATGTTGCCAGTTGATAGCACCAAATGATAGTTTTTCAATTTTTGGGTAGGTATACAATATTTCCCTGAAAATAAAAGGTGCGTTGGTGCTACCAGTTGAACAGATGGCATCCATGGCTATGGGCGGTCTCAATGGCAGCTGCTCCGCCGACTCTGGGCGCGACCCAGCGCTCTATTACCTGAGCTACATAGCTCGTCATCTGTCCAGTTATGCGGTTGAATTGTTAATGTTCACCCAGTTTATTGACGTGTGGTAGGTCATTGGTTAATAGCTTTTATATATTCATGTTCATCTGCGAATCGCTATCAATACGCTTCTTGCCAGTCACGAGGTAGCGTGAATCAGTCAGGTTGCTGTCGACGTAGTTATCGGCCAGGATATTAACAAACATCATTGCGTCACGATTATCCATGATAATAATGCCGTCGTTATTGTCTGACATAAGCGCCAAATCCATTTCCTCGGCGTAATCGACAACCCTCTCTTTACAAGGCAAATGCTCAACATCCAACTTCATCAACATGGCGGTCAATGATTTGTTGCGGTCAGCTAACTCTGCGAATGACAATCCCTCAGGCAAGTTCAGTGCAAACTTTTTCGTCAAAAGATCAATGACTTGCTTTGTTGCAGCATCGCTTGATGGATCTTGCTTGAACAGGTTGACGAACTTCTTTGGATTGAATGCGAACACTTTGCCTCCGGCGATCAACACTTGATTATTGGGTGGTATCTTGAACGCTGCGTCGGCATTAAGCTCGCCAAAGTCACTGCCGCTAACTTGCCACGTGAGACTCCCGCTCAACATCTGCGACCGCTGCAGCTGTTTGGCAATGTAAAAGGTCTTGTCTGGATCTTTTGGGTCGCTAAACCGCGCTACAATACCGTGCATACGCTTCATCTCGTGTTCTTTCTCGTTGAACTCAGCAATATTGTCATCGCCAAGAAAATAGATGAGCGTGTCGGCACGCTGGATGCTCTCAAGCTCGCTGTATAGCAAAACATTTTCCATTTGATCGTTTGTCGCGTAGTCCCTGATAGACAGTCCGACAGCTGCTCCAGTCTCCACAAAATTGATCATGTCGTAAAGAAATAGTGATCGCATTTGGTCTTCTATGGTCGATGTTTTCAGTGGTAACACGTATGGCGTAAAGTTTTTATTGAAAATGAACAGGTCGATGAGCAGATCTTTCTTATTAGCATCAGCCCAGTTCGCCCACTGGAATATGTCGAATTGATTGTCGTCAATCACTTTTCCCACCAAAATCCTTTCTGCCTAGCCTCAGTCTCAGACGGCTTACCGTCTTTCAAACTGCCGGCTGACTTATTATTTATCTTGACCGCAATGTCTACGCTCCGAACGCCGTGCTCCAGCAGCCATTTCTTGGCTCGCTTGGCATCAGATTCGGTAGCGTAGGTTTTCGCGTGCGGTTTGTTTTTCTCGTCGCTCCAGCGAACCGTGAATGCGCAATTCATCAGAGACATTATGTAGCCTCCAGTTTCTTGCGTTTGCGGCGCTGCTTTTTGCGAAGTGCTTTTTTAGTCACGACTCCTCAATCTCCAAACCTCTCATACATACAGTTTTCGTGCATGTCTGGATAGTCTTTTCGCTCTGCGTCAGATTGAATGAGTGCCAAATTGCACATACTGCATCTGCCGTACGGTGCGGTTTTTTCAAATTCAGCCAGCTCGTCATTTTGTTTAGGTCTACGTTTGCTGATCCGTCCGCAAATCCGAGCTGCCTCCCGATTGAGCGCAAAGCCCGTTTTGCTACCCCTTGACCTCGATCCACCCTTTCTGCCGATTTCACGGTAGAAGTTTGGATTTTTCGCGAGAATTGTTGCGGCAGCTTTTCTGCCGCCGGCTTCCGTTCCTGCCATGATTCTCCTTTCCTTAAAATGGTATTTCGCTTAAATCAATCGGCGTGTCGAGGTCGATATCCTCAACTGGTTTCGCCGCTTGGTTGGTTGTAGCCTTTGTCGCTTTAGCATCATCTTCGGCGTATCGCTCAGTAGCCGGCACAGCGTTATTGCCGCTGCCCTTTGCGTCACTCAAAAACTGGAACTGGTCGATGATGACTTCAGTGGCTTTGCGCTTGATGTCGTCCTTCTCCCAGATTCTGGTTTGCAATCTGCCAGTTATGCCAATCTGCTTGCCTTTCGGTGCATATTCTGCCAGTAGTTCTGCTGCCTTATTCCAGGCGACGCAATCGATGAAACTAGCGTCGGCATCTTTGCCGTAGCCATCAACCGCTAGTGCGAATGAGGCTACGGACTTGCCGCTATTCGTCGTTTTAATTTCAATGTCGCGGACGACACGGCCGATTAGAGTTACTGTGTTGATTGCTGCCATATTTAGAAACTCTTTTCTTCGCGAATCTCCACGCCTGGGATTTCACGCAGCCCATTGGCGATGGCTTCGCGGATTAGTTTGTCGCTCGGCTCGCACAAGTAGCGTGGCACTAATTCAGGATTGGTGACCGTGAACACCGTCTTGGTTTTAATACCAGATTTGACGGCCGGCTTCTGTGTCTTAGTAGCTTTGGCTGCCTCGGCTTCAGCAATCTCTTGTTCGCGTTTACGCTGTGCTGCCAATTTGGCCGCTTCGGCTTCGTCGCGTTCAGCGGTCGTCAATTCGTCTTTACGTGTCAACAATTCGTTGATGGCTTTAGTGAATGACAGCTTGATTTCAGCGTGATTCTGATCAGCTTCAGGTAGCTCGGCAAAAACTTTCTTCAATTCAGCACCTCGCTCATCGCACGCTTTCTGGCTACGCAATGATTTAGCATTGGTGTCAAACTTTGCACAAATAGCGTCAACACGTGCCGCTTCCTGTTTTGCCAGTCGTTCCTGTTCTTCCTGGTAGGCTAAAATCTTTTGGCTGATATTCTCCAGGGCCTCTTCGGCCGGTGCGAGTACATCTTTTTCAGCGTCGATGAACTGTGACTTGACGCTGTCAAAGTTGCGAGTGATCGCCAGTCGTGCGTTTTTAACTTCAGTACGGTGCGAGGTGATCAGTTTACGGATAGCAACTGCTTCTTTGGCAGTAGCGTCGTCAGTTATCTCTTTGGCTTTGGCCTGCTCAAGCAATTCTTGAGATTTCACCTTGAACGGTGATATTGTTGCGACTTGTGAGTCGACGTATTCTTGTAGTTGTGACATATTCCTCCTTTACTTCCTGTCTGCTTCAGATTTACCCAAGCGAGCGCCTGTCATTTCGACACGTGAGCTTGGAATGGTTGGTTTGGCAGCCGCTTCAATCTGCTCTCGGCTTGCCAATGTCGGCGCCGGTGCAATCCACGCGTACTCAGCGTCGCCTCTTACTCCATCGACGATTTTCGTGAAATCTGGCTCAATGTAGCGGCCTAGCCGGCCAGTGCGGTCTTTGGCGACGTACTTGTCGCTGGCTGGATCAACGATAATCAGTCGCTTGGTGTCGCCGGTTTCGCTATCATTGATCGTTGTCATGTAGCCGACGATATCCACCAGGTTGACCAGCTCCTCCGATAGTCTTGTGGCGACCATCGGACGCTTAATGACGCGACCGTCATCGTCTTTCTCCTGAACGTGAGCCACGATAACAATGTGCTTACCGCTATCACGCATGGTTTTCAAGAACGTTCGCATGGTGGACTTCAGCCAGCCCCAGCCAGCCATGGTCGGGTTGCCGTCACGCTGGACCAATTTGCTGTCGGCTCTATTTCGCATGTAGGCGATCAGCTTCTCCATCAGCTCGCCAATCGGGTCGATAATTACCGTATCGTAGTTGTCGGTGAGTGCGATCTGCATAAACTCCTGCATATCGTCCCATTTTTCAATCAGCGCCACGTCGGCCGCGATGCCGCGAAGTCCGAAATATTTACTACCGTTTTCGCAGTCAGCGATAATCGGTCGTGGTGCGGTGGCCGCAAACGTTGTTTTACCAACACCGCCCTCGCCGTACACAACCATTAAAATTGATGGCTTCTCGGCAGGATCTAAACTATTAAAGACTTTCATATTCTCCTTTCTTTTACAGGCTCCAGTCGCCCAGTTCCCTCACTTCTTCAATGAGGAAATTCGGCTCGCTGTCGCCAAACTTTATGATTTCGTCAACACACGTACGCAGCTTGCGTTCGCCGGCTTCAACAAAGTCGATGCCGGCAATCATGAATTGCACGCGGTATGGTGCGACGGACTCAACCACACAGTAGGCAAACTTGACTAGCGCCGGGTCTAGCTCTAAGCTTGATGCCGTCACCAGCGTGTAAACTGCTGACTGCAAATCGTAGTGCATTGACTGCGCAGTTTTGAAAAACTTGTCGAACTTTGCGGTAGTTTTCAGGTCGGTTATCATGGCCGATTCATTAGTGCGAATCAGTACATCAGCCTTACCTTTCATATCTACGCCGTCGGCGGTGCGAGCATACATTTCGTGCTCAAAGGTTGCGCCTTTAGTAAAAATGTATTGCTTTGCCAACGGGTGGTTCTCGATATTCTTCAAAATCTGATCAGCAGCCTTGAACATGCCTAGAGTGATAATGTGTTTGCCGGCGGCTTTCTGCTCGTCACGCCAGGCCTTGGATTCTTTCGAGTAGAAGTTCTCAAACGGGCTAATAGCGAACTGATCTTCGCCGCCCAACACCAACATATGAACCAACTGCCCTAAGTCGATAGCCTTGCTATCTAGGTCTGGCAGGTCTCCACGTTTAGCGGCAACTGCATAATCGATGCCGTGGTCGAGAATCAACTTCATTGACGAATATGACCACTCTGGTCGGCTATAGTAATCGTCTGCCACTTACGCCTCCCCTGCCAAAGCTCGATCGAGAAACGTCGGATCGATTAGGTTTTCTAACTTCTCAAACAAACTATTTTCGTCCATAAAACTTGCCCTCAATCCACTTCATACCTTTGTCGAAAATCCGCAGCCACTTTGCTGCTTTGACCGACTTGTCGAAGTCGTGGTCATTCAACTCGCGTAGCTTGTCAATCACCTTGTCGAGAGGCTCGCGCTTATGCACCGGCACCAGCTGAACTGGTGACGGCATCACATTTACGTGTATCTTCATCGCCAAATCTCCTTTCGCGATTTTAATTCTTGGATAGTTTCGTCGAACACGCCGTTGGCGAACAATACGACCGCCAGCACCGCGATTGCCGCGAACTGCACCCACCAGAGGCGCAAGTCTGTTGGCTCGCTCATTGCGATTATTGCGGCTGGTAGTCCAACTACCCAGCTAATGATTTTTTTGATCTGTTTGTTTTTCGCTGCCAT